GCTTAAGGCAACATTTAGAGCATTAAATCTAAGACTTGCAAAGGCAAGAGTTCCGCTTCTGATTACAAATCATGTCTATGATGTAATTGGCTCATATGTTCCAACAAAAGAAATGGGTGGTGGTAGTGGACTAAAATATGCCGCATCACAAATTATCTTTCTATCAAAGAAGAAAGATAGAGACGGAAATGATGTTGTAGGAAATATCATTCATTGTAAGATGACGAAAAGCCGTTTTACAAAAGAAAATAAAATGGTTGATGTGAGACTGTCTTATACAACAGGCCTTGATCGCCATTATGGACTTCTTGATCTGGCAGAAAAGTATGGTGTCATTAAGAAAGTATCAACGCGATATGAAATGCCAGATGGATCAAAGGTCTTTGGAAAAGCCATCAATGAAAATCCAGAAGAATATTTCACTGATGATCTATTAAATAAGCTTGAAGAGTGTTGTGCTAAAGAATTTAAATATGGAATGATAGGTATTGAAGAAAAGGAAGAGGACGATGAAGGGAACGATTGACGCGGAACTTATGCTTCCACTTTATAAATTTCTTGGAGAAAACTCTTCAACGCAAGAATATGAAGATATTGTTATCTCTGATGGAAAATATAAAGACTTGACTTTTCATTACAATACCATTAAACTTGATAGAATAACAGATGATGAAGAAGGTGTATTATCTTTTCAATATACTATCGTGAATAATCCATCAAATATTGATTTTGAAATAACTGAAAATCAAAAAGGATTAGAGGATACGATAGCCGCTATTCTATATGATATTGTAGGAAACTCAGCAGGGAAAATAGGTAAAATAGAAGATGCTGGAACGAATTATCCTGAAGAATCTCTCGGTTAATGAAAACTATTTAAGAAAGGTTATTCCGTTTGTTCAACCGGAATATTTTCAAGACTCTGCGGAAAAAATAGTATTTAAATCAATCGTAAGTTTCGTTCAAAAATATAACTCTCTTCCAACTAAGGAAGCACTTGAACTTGACATATCAGAACAAACAGGACTTGGTGAAGAAGATCATAAGCGTGCGGTAGCAATTGTTCGTGACATTAATAATGTAGAAGAAAATGATCTTCAATGGCTACTTGATGAAACAGAAAAATTCTGTCAAGACAAAGCCATTCAAAATGCTATTATGGACAGTATCCATATCCTTGAAGGAAAACATAAATCTAAAACAAAAAACAATATTCCAGAAATATTGAGTGACGCACTGGGTATCAGTTTTGATTCCAATATTGGTCACGACTTTATTGAAAATTATGAAGAGCGATATGAATACTATCATCGTGTAGAAGAAAAAGTTCCGTTTGATATTGAACTCTTAAATAAAATAACAAGAGGCGGAGTTTCAAAAAAATCTCTAAGCATAATTCTGGCTGGCACTGGTGTCGGTAAAACTCTTGCGATGACACATTTCGCAGCAGCAAATCTTTCAATGGGTAAGAATGTTCTTTACATTACACTTGAAATGGCCGAAGAAAAGATTGCTGAAAGAATTGATGCTAATCTATTGAATATCACAATTCCAGATTTGACAGTATTGCCAAGAGATTTGTATGAGCGCAAAATCTCAAAGCTTAGAGAAAATACTCAAGGAAAACTTATCATAAAAGAATATCCAACTGCGACAGCGCATGTTGGTCATTTTAGACACTTGCTTAATGAATTAAATCTGAAAAAGAATTTTATACCAGATATCATCTATATTGATTATCTCAATATCTGTATGTCATCAAGAATTAAACAAGGATCAAATGTAAACTCATATACCTATATTAAATCTATTGCGGAAGAACTCCGAGGAATGTCTGTTGAAAAAAATGTTCCTATAATTTCTGCGACACAAACAACACGATCTGGCTATACAAATAGCGATCCTGGTTTGGAAGATACCTCAGAATCTTTTGGTCTTCCCGCAACGGCTGACTTTATGATTGCTATGGTTAGAAGCGAAGAATTGGACGATCTAAATCAGATTTTGATAAAACAATTGAAAAATAGATATTCCGATCCTTCCATAAACAAGCGATTTGTCATTGGAGTTGATAGAACTAAAATGCGCTTATATGATTGCGAACAAAGCGCCCAAAGTGACGTTTCGGAAGATAAACCTCTTATGGATAAAACTGGATTTGGAAAACGTCAAAATGAAGAGGATCAAATGGAATGGGCCACTAGGACTATGGGAAGAAAGGACTTTTCCAAATTGAATTTTGAATAAATAGTGTTGACAAGCTTACTTTTCTAATCTATAATAGAATTACGAGGAAAAAGTATGCCAAGACAAACACTATCTGATTATGCTATAGGATATGATTCCGCCTGTTTGATTACAACAAAGGGCGGTAGTATCAAACAAAAAAGACTTGTTAACGATGTCATATTTTGGACATTATCTAAACTTTTATCCAAAAAATTAACCGACAACATATACATTGAGATTGTTCTTCAAAAACGATTTTACAAAGACTATGGATGTGTTATGTGGGAAGACAACAATATCAATCCTCGCGATTTTGTGATGGAACTTAATACTGGTATATCAGATAGACAACTGGTGTCCACGACAATCCACGAATGCGTTCATATAAAGCAATTTGCTTTAGGAGAACTAAAAGACTATGTAAGAAAGCCTGACTATTCTGTTTGGAAAAATAAAATGTATAAAGTTGCTGGTAAAGACAGCATTGAATATCAGGATCATCCGTGGGAAAAAGAAGCATATCGTCTTGAGAGAAAACTTTTTAGATTATTAAAAAAAGAACTTGATATAAAGTTTACTCGCAAAGGCGATATCATATGAACATAGAAATCTACAGCAAAGTTGATTGTCCGTATTGTGTTCGTGCTAAAAATTTGTTTAGAACTCTAATGCTGGAATATAAAGAATATATTGTTCCAACTGATATCAGCAGAGAAGAATTTTTACAGAAATTCAAACCAGCCAAAACTGTTCCTCAAATTATTGTTGACGGAGAGCATATTGGTGGTTATAATGATCTTATCAAAGATTATCGTTTTAATCTTTTGATTACGAATCCGATTAAGGCTGACGAGTGAAGGAGGTGTATAATACTTCGTCAGTCAATGGGGGGCTTCGGCCCCCCATTACATTTATAAATAGTGCGTCATGCTAAAATTTAAAACATTCAATATCCAAGAAACTAAAATAAGCTTAGAGTATCACGACGAGCTTAATCCAAAACTATGGGATGGTGATAAACTTAAGCCAGAGATAAGAGAAAAGCTATTGAAGTTTGGAGATGCTTGGGCCGAATTTGCTAAACTGGACAAATCAAGCATTCAAGATATAATAATGACTGGCGGTAATGCGAACTATAACTATACGCCAAAATCGGATATTGATGTTCATCTTGTTGTAGATAGAGACAAGATCGCTGCTTGTAGCAGAGATTTTGTTGATGAATATCTCCAAGATAAGAAGGTTCTATGGACATTAACACATAAAATTTCAGTTCTTGGATATCCTATTGAGCCTTACGCACAAGATATTCACGGAGAATATCCAGCAAATCAAGGCGTATATTCTTTAAAGAATGATAAGTGGCTTAAGCATCCAAATAAAGGACAATATGATTGGAATCATGATCCTGCGCTTAAGCGTAAAGTTCTTTTCTATATGAAACTCATAGATCATATTATAGATGCTAAAATGGATGATGCGGCAGTAAATGATCTAAAAACAAAAATTCGTGAAATGAGAGCAGCATCTATTGCTGCTGGTGGAGAGTTTTCGTTTGAAAATCTTGTATTCAAAGAATTAAGAAATCGTGGTTATCTTGACAAATTGAATGACTATCAATTGTCAAAGAAAGATAAAGAACTAAGTCTCTAATGCTAAGTTTTAAACAATATTTGAATGAAGAAGTTGAAGGCAGCTTATCAATATTTGATATTGATGATACATTGTTTCATTCCAAATCAAAAGTGCTTGTGAAGAAAGATGGAAAGACTGTAAAAGAATTAGAGCCTGCTGAATATAATGTTTATAAATTAGAGCCTGGTGAGACATACGATTTCTCACAATTTAGATCATCAAAAATCTTTTATGATACAGCAAGACCAATTGAAACAGTATTTAAACTTGCTAAAAGAATGATTGCTCAGTTCGGAAAATATGTTAATAAAAAAATTATCATTGTGACAGCAAGATCAGATTTAGATAACAAGAATCTGTTTTTAAAAACATTTCAAAAATATGGATTCAATACAGATAAAGTTCATGTCTATCGTGCTGGCAATATTTCAAAGCCAGGAGCAGAAGCTAAAAAGCAGATTATCAGAGATCAAATCAAAGTCGGCAAATATAACATAGTCAGAATGTTTGATGACGATCACAATAATCTAAACAAGTTTCTTGATCTTGCAAAAGAATTTACGGGCATAAAGTTTGAAGCTTTTGCCATAACTAAACAAGGCCAAATTCAGAGGTATGGATAATGGCTCAAGAGGGATTTCAATATGAAGAAAATGCTTATAGAGCATTGCAAAAATATGGCATATCTACCGGAGGTGTTGCAGGGGCATCTCACGATAAGCCCGATTTAACAATAAAAAAAGGCAATAAAACTGCCGGCGTAGAATTAAAGAATGCTCCTACAGCAGCGGGATCCCTTGTTATGAAATATTACAAAGGGAAATGGAGTTATGGTGATTATAAAGGAGAAATTGAAAAAGAATTCATTCACGATATGGCAGAATCGCGCAGTCTTTTAAAAAATATGAACAGCAGCGGATCTGCTGGTAGCAAATGGCGAGGAAAAATACCAAATTTACAAAATGACGAACGAGGTAAAAAGATAATAGTTCCTTCTGGCATAAGCAAAGAAAAAGCATATAAGCAAGATTTAATTAAATTTGGAGCAGACAACGAAGTTCATATTGATATTCCTGCGAGTATGATATGTAGTTATTATATAAAAAAGAAGTGTTCTTATATTAATGTCGGCACTCATGGATTGTTTACACTTAATGGACAAGACGCATTAAATCTTAATGTAATTCTCGCAAAAAATAATCTAGATATGATACCAGATTTTTCTAGAAACGCTTCAGCAAGAATAAGAGTAAGATGCCAATATAAAGGTGGTGGCGACTATCAATTCGTAACTACAATGGAATTCAGCAGAGTTTCTAAATCGCCATATAATATTGCTCCTATAACAAAAGGATCAAAATCTAATATAGATACTTCATCATTAAAAAAACAACCAATTTTACTTGCATTTAAATAAAATGAAATCTCTTTCTACATTCATAACTGAATCTAAAAATCTTCACATGGAACATCTTGAGGATTTGATCCTCAATAATGGTGTTGCTGGCGCTCAACAGATATTTCGGTTTCTCACATCAATGCGTGATATGCTTGCTGGGCATTCTTCCGACAAAACATCTGCTACAGTAAAATGGGATGGAGCTCCGGCCATATTTGCTGGAATTGATCCAGCAGATGAAAAGTTTTTTGTTGCTAAAAAAGGATTATTCAACAAAGAACCCATAATGTATAAGTCTCAATCAGACATTGATAAAGAATTGTCTGGTGAACTTCACGCAAAGTTTACAGTTGCTTTTAGAGAATTCAAAAAACTTGGAATAACTTCTGGCGTATATCAAGGAGACCTACTATTTACAGACGATGTAAAGACTGAAACGATTGACGGAGAAAAATATTATACCTTTCATCCTAACACAATCGTATATGCGGTGCCTGTAAATAGTCCTTTAGGTGCTAAAATTAAAAGAGCGTCTATTGGTGTTGTTTGGCATACAACATACACAGGAAGTTCGATTAAAAAGATGAAAGCCACATTTGGTAAGAATATTGTCAATAAATTCAAATCTGTTTCTACAATATGGATGGACGATGCCACTTATAAAGACATTAGCGGTAATGCTACTTTTACCAAAGAAGAAACAGAAAAATTTAATGAGATTCTGTCCAGAGCAGGAACAATTCTTCAGAAACTACCAAGAGAAGCCGTTAACGCATTTTCACAAGATGAAGATTTGTTACTTCGTGTAAAGACATTTAATAATTCAAAAATTCGGGTCGGTAAACCAATTGGCAACACAGTAAGTCATGTAAGAGACCTTGTGATATATCTAACTGATTTTTATAAAAAAGAATTGGAATCAAAAGTTTCCGAAAAAGGAAAACAAGCGGTAAAAGAAAAATTTAAACCGGCATTTCGTATCATTAGTTCAACACCATTGCTTCAATTAAAATCTATTTTTGATTTTATGAATACTGTTATTGAAGCGAAACATATGCTGATTGCCAAAATGAACAATTCAGCAACAATCAACACATTCTTACGAACAAAACAGGGAATCACAGTTACTTCACCAGAAGGTTATGTTGCGATAGATCATTTGACTGACGGCGCTGTAAAACTTGTAGATCGTTTGAATTTCAGTTATTCAAATTTCTCTCCGGACATTATTAAAGGATGGCAAAGATAATATTGATGAAAGACGTTTACGAAACAAAACGTCGAAAAGAAAAAGAACTGGAATATTATCAAGAACAACTGGAACTTCTTCAAGAAAAGATGTTTTTTGTGAAAAAGGAAATCGACATGACCAATTTTATAATCCATATCATAGAGAACGAAAAAGAAGTGGATATAAAGAAACTGATCACAGAAAAATCTCTTGAAAAATCAGATACTTAGCCCCTATAAAAAAAAATCAATAAAATCAATGACTTAGTCCAAGCTATACGTTTTTGCATAGTAGCTATGCGGATTATTTCGGATTTTTTATTGACTCCTGACTTGCCTCTCTATATACTGGTTAAAGATAGAGAAACCTGGAGACTATGAAATGTCTATCACCCGTATGATTCCTGAAAAGTATGCCACCGTCGATGGCAAGTATCAGAAGGTCGCAGAGGCCTATCCAGAAACCTTCGCCGAAGGCAAGGTGCTGGAGGTTGGTATCCGTTCGTGCCAGATTATGTCCGATATCTGGGGATCCGAGAAGTATGCTACCTACTGGGATGAAGCCAGCAAGTCCCCCAAGACCATCGGTCTTGATGTTTGCGACTATCAATATATGTATGGCGATAAGGTCCATGCCGAGATTGATGCGACCGAAGAGGTCTATGCTGCTCTCCGTGAATACCTGTACCAGCAATCCTTCAATACGGTCAAGGCCAAGGCCGAGGCTGATGCTGCTGTGATCCGCAAGGATTCCATCGTGGAGGTTGTTTCGGGCCGTCAAGGCAAGGGCACTAAGGGCAAGGTCGTTGTCATTATTGAGCGCCCTTACAATATGGGCTGGCGGTCGTCCATGCGGTTCAAGTATGGTATTGCCACTTCGGATCGCAAGGTCAA